CGCAAATGCCATGTCGAGCTATTGGCTATCACGTAGCGCGTGAATTAAGCCATGCTGCATGGGTGCGTCATGACGCGTCCTTCGTCGTTTAGCCAAGAAATGGCCGATCTGATCTGCGATCGGCTCATCGAAGGGAAAAGCCTGCGAGCAATCTGCCGCGATGATCCGGAGATGCCTGCGCCGTCGACTATTTGTAGATGGCTGGCTCAGATCGAACCTTTCCGCGAACAATACGCGCGCGCGCGTGAAGCTCAGGCCGATACGCTAGCGGATGAGATTTTGGACATTGCTGACGACGCTGCGCACGACACGGTATCGACTGAAGCCGGAGATAGGGCGAATAGCGAGTGGATCAATCGTTCCCGCCTGCGTGTGGATGCTCGGAAATGGCTGGCTAGCAAAATGGCCCCAAAGAAATACGGTGAGAAGCTTCAATCTGAAGTGACGGGCGCTAATGGAGCGCCTTTTGCCGTTCAGATTGTGCGTTTCGGAGAATCGAGTGACGACGATTCAGCTTCCTAACGGCTGGCGGCCACGCGGCTATCAGATGGATGCATGGAACTACCTCGAGCGAGGTGGGAAACATGCGGAGTTGATATGGTGTCGTCGGGCCGGAAAGGATGAAATCGCATTGCACCGCACCGCGGTAGCGGCATTCGAACGAGTTGGCGGCTACTGGCACATGCTCCCTATGGCTGCACAAGCTCGCAAGGCTATCTGGAACGCAGTCAACCCGAAGACGGGCAAGAAGCGGATCGACGAAGCCTTCCCTGAGGCCATCCGACGCAAGAAGAACGACCAAGAGATGTACATTGAGTTCATCAATGGGTCGACATGGCAGGTTCTTGGATCGGACAACTACAACGCTATGGTCGGAGCCCCGCCGGTTGGGATTGTTTATTCAGAATGGGCGCTATCTAATCCGGCTGCTAAGGCTTACCTCCGGCCCATTCTGGCTGAGAACAATGGGTGGCAGATCTTCATCACGACGCCTCGCGGCAAGAACCACGCTTACACGACGTATCAAGGTGCGAAGGACGATCCGGATTCGTTCGCCCAGATTCTGACGGCTGAGCAGACGGGTCAATACCAACCTGAACAATTGCTTAAGCTGCGCGCCGAGTATGTGCGTGACTTTGGCGAGGCGATGGGGAATGCGCTGTTCGACCAGGAGTTCATGTGTTCGTTTGAAGCTCCGATCCTTGGTGCGGTCTATGCCAAGGAACTGCGTGAAGCGCGCGACCGGATCGTCCGGGTGCCATACGATCCTAGCAAGCCCGTGCATCTCTTCTGGGACTTGGGCCGCGCAGACAAGACGGCTATCTGGTTCTGTCAGCTTGCTCCGTTTGAATATCGCGTCATTGATTACATGGAAGGAGTGGGCAAGCACATCGGCGAATATGCGACAGATCTTCAGGCGAAACGCTACGTCTATGGTGATTGCTGGCTGCCTCATGACGCTAACAACGAGCTGCTTGCATCACAGCGCACCGTGGCCCAGCAACTACGGGATGCCGGGTTCAAGGTCAAGACGGTGCCCAAGACTAGTATCGACACGCGGATCGAGGCTGCGCGCTTGATTCTGCCTCTCTGCTATTTCGATGAGAAGCGCTGCGATGTTGGCCTGAATGCGCTGATGAACTATCGGTACGCAGTGGATGACGACAAGCATTTCAGCAAGGATCCTCTGCACGACTGGGCGTCACACGCAGCGGATGCCTTCGGCTACATGGCAGTCGCGCTGAAAGAGCCTAAGGCCAAGACGAAGGATTTGCAGACGCGCCCCCGGCTCAACACACTTGGCCGTCCGCTTGGCGGCGGTTGGATGGGTATCTAAATGGCCGAAAAGAGTAAGACAATCGTCGCCCGTGCCCATGAACGATTCCGCGGCTGCATGGAGTGGGAAAGCCCATTTCGGCAGCGGTACAAGGATGACATGAAGTTCCTGTACGCGGACTCGGACAACGCAGAGCAATGGCCGGCCGCAGTGCGTGCACAGCGCCAGATCGCCGGCCAAGTTATGGTCACGATCAACAAGACCCACACGCACTGGTTGCATGTGGTCAACCAGGCGAAGGAGAATCGCGCCTCGATTGCCATTACCCCGATGGGCGGCTCGGCTAGCTACGATGCAGCGCAGATCTATGAGCAAGTTGTGCGGCGCATCGAGTACATGTCGGATGCTGAGACTGCTTATGAGCGGGCAATGGAGACTGCTGTTGGTGGCGGGATCGGCTATTGGCGCATCGTGACTGACTACACCGACGAAGACAGCTTCGATCAGGAGATCTTCATCCGTCAGGTTCCCGATCCGCTGTCGGTCTACATGGATCCGCACATCAAGCAGCAGGACGGGTCGGACGCCAAATACGCATTTGTGTTTGATGAAGTGCCGCGCGAAGAGGCAGAGAAGCGCTGGCCTAACATTGTGGGCAAGCATCCGCGCGTATTGGGCGACATGGCCGAGAACTGGCTCCGAAAAGACTCGGTGCGTGTGGCCGAATACTACGAGCGCAAGGAAGGTAAGGAGTGGCTGTACGCTATCCCGACTGGCGATGATGACATCATCCTAGCTCGAGAATCCAGCATGCCTCCGGAAGGAGCTGCCATGCTCAAGCTCGCCTATGAGCAGAACACTGAGGTCCAACGTCGGCGTGTCGAGAAGTTCACGGTAGATCACTATCTAATCGTCGGTGACCAAGTTGCCGAAAAAGCTGTATGGGCTGGCAAATACATCCCGATCGTGCGTGTGATTGGCGAAGAAGTGGTGATGGAAGGGCGCTTGGACCGAAAGGGTATCGTTCGATACCTTAAGGATTCGCAGCGTGCATTCAACTACAACGCTTCGGCTGCACTGGAATATGGTGCGTTGCAGTCGAAATCGCCCTACATGGCACCTGTCGAGGCGATCGAAGGCTTGGAGAACTATTGGGCGACGGCTAATACGCAGAATCACGCGTTCTTGCCGTATAACCATGCCGATGAGGCAGGCAATCCGATCCCGCCTCCGCAGCGCCAGCAGCCGCCCACTGGTGCGCCGGTATTCCTCGAAGGTATGCAGGCCTCCGAGCACGAGATGATGATGGCCAGCGGCCAATACGAGGCCACATTCAGCGCTCAAGGCAATGAGCTGAGTGGTGTATCAATCGAGCAGCGTCAAAAGCAGGGCGAGCGTGTCACATTCCATTACCAGGACAACTTGGCGAAGGCTATTCGGTTCACTGGCAAGCAACTGATCGACCTCATCCCGAAGATCTATGACACCAAACGGGTCATCCGGATCATGGACGAGTCGGGCGAAGAGCAGCAGATCAAGATCGATCCGAACGCCAAACAGGCATTGCAGCAGCAAGATAACGAAGCGGATGCCAAGGTAGCTGCGATCTTTAACCCGAGCGTCGGCACATACGATGTGATCGCCACGGTTGGACCGAACTTCGAGACGCGGCGCAAAGAAGCGTTCAATGCGATGACCAATATGCTCACCTCTAATGAGACATTGGCTCCGGTGATTGGCGATCTATACATGGCAAACGCTGATTTCCCATATGCAGACAAGCTCCAAGAGCGTATGCGTAATTGGATCAAGTCCATGAATCCGGCGATCCTTGGGGAAGGGCCGACTGCGGCAGAACAGCAACTGCACGCGCAATTGGAGCAGGCTGGGCAGCTAATCCAGCGCCTCGACGAAGAACTACGAGACAAGAAGTTCAAAGAGCAGCTTGAGAAACAGCGCCTTGACCTTGATTCGGTCCTTCATCTGGCCACTCGAATGGAACATGAGCGCAAAGAGGCAATCGAGGCATTCAAGGCTGAGACAGATCGTCTGAAGACTCTTGCTCCGCAGATGAGCCCGGAAGCACTGGATCCAATCGTGCGCAAGGTCGTTTCCGAGATCATGCGTGCGCCCGATCCCGATCTGAAAGCTGATGCCATTCCAGACTCAGCGGCAATCTACGCTGCCGGCATGAATAACGTAATCCAAGAGCCAGAACAACCCACCACGGAGTGATAAATGAGTGAAATCCAGGCAGAGACTCAAACGACCGAAGCTGCTCAGCAAACCTCCGAAGCAACTCCGGAGGTTTCAACCGAAGCTCAGAAGCCAGCAGATACAAGCTGGGTTCCGCGGCGCATCAGCGAAATTACGGCTGCGCGTCGGGCTGCTGAGGCGCGAGCCGCCGAGCTTGAGGCTGAAGTTCAGCGCCTTCGGGCTGCTCAGGTTTCTGCGCCGAGTGGAGATGAGCAGCCGATCGCGCGCCAGCCGGCGGAATCGGTCGACCAGCTTGCTCGAGCCTATGCAGAACGCATGCGCACGCAGGAACGCGAGCAAGAATCGCTGAACCAGGGTATCGCCAGGATCAACGAGGCTGGCACCAAGGAGTTTGGCGATGAATTCGAGAAGTCGGTGCAGAACCTGCAAATGGCTGGAGTGGGTGGGCCCGACTTCCTCAAGGTGCTGACCAACATCCCGAAAGCAGAAGCAGTTGTGACATGGCTGGGGAAGTCCGAAAACCTCAATGAGGCCATGCGTATGGCCACAATGGACCCGGTCCAAATGGGCATCGAGCTTACGAAGTTGTCCAGCAAAGCGGCCAAGGACCTTGGAAAGCAGATCAGTAAGGCTCCTGAGCCGATCAAGCCGTTGGATACGAATGCCAGTGGTGGGGATGGCGCCGAGCCGGACCCGAAAGATACTGCGAAATGGATGGAATGGCGCAATAAGACGCGGAAATCTCGGCGCTAAAAGAAAAGCCCCGCTTTTGGCGGGGCAAACCATGAAGGACGACGAATGCAGTATAGAAAGGCTTGACAAGCAAATCAAGTAGTAACTAGTGTTCCACCATCCAGAGGGAAGTTGCCTCTGGAGTATTGGCCGAAGCGAGCCGTAATCGCTGGACAGCCCGTTAAGTAGGTCTCCGCAGGGCAGAGACAGGAATTTCTTTCCCATCTTTGCTATCGGAGATTTCCATGTCGAATAGTCTGTTGACTATCAACATGATCACGAATGAGGCCGTCCGACTCTTCTCGCAGTCGAACGCCTTCCTTCGCACGGTCAATCGTCAGTACGACGACCAATTCGCACGGAGTGGTGCCAAAATCGGCAACACGCTGCGCATCCGCCTTCCGAACGACTATACGGTCAGCACTGGTCCCTCGATCACACCGCAAGGTACGACCGAGCAGAACACGTCGCTGACGGTCGCCACCCAAGCCAATGTGCCGGTCGCATTCTCGACCCAAGAGCGCACAATGAGCTTGGACGACTACAGCGAGCGCATTCTGGCGCCGGCTGTGAACCGTCTGGCTGCGTATGTCGCCAACGATCTGATGAACGTCGCTTCGTCGTCGTGCAATATCGTCGCAAAGACGAATGCCACGGTTTCGCCGGATGCTTCGACGTGGCTGCAAGCTGGCGCGATTCTCGATCAGAACCTGTCGCCGAGGATGGATCGCAAGATCATCATGGATCCGCTTACCCAAGCGCGTACCGTTGGTTCGCTGGCTGGCCTTTTCAACCCGCAGCGCAAGATCGGTGACCAGTACGAAACGGGCGTCCTCACGACGGACACCCTCGGCTTCGACTGGATGAGCGATCAAACGACGCAGGTTCATACGGTCGGCACGTTCTCGGCCGGCGGTACGGTCAACGGCGCGGGGCAGACGGGCTCGACGATCACGGTCAACGCGATCACTGGCACGCTCAACAAGGGCGACATCATCACCTTTGCTGGTGTTCAGGCGATCAACCGCCTGACGGGCCAATCGTATGGGACGCTTGCGCAGTTCGTTGTCACGGCGAACGTTTCGAACGGCGCGACCTCGATCCCGATCTATCCCCCTCTGGTGCCGGCTCCGGCAGCGTTCAATACTGTCAGCGCGTCGCCTGCGAACGGTGCCGCAATGGCACTCGTGATCCCCGCCAGCACCCAGTATCGCCAGAACCTGGCGTACTACCCCGAGGCATTCACCCTTGCCACGGCAGACCTCGAAATGCCGACGAGCGGTGTTGTCGAGGCCGCGCGTGCTGAGTTCGACGGCATCTCGCTCCGGATGATCACCGGCTACAACATCACGACCGACCAGCTCATCACCCGTATGGACATTTTGTACGGGTATGCGGCGATTCGGCCGGAATGGTCGGTGGTGGTAGCAGACGTTCTTTAAGCGTTCTTGTTGTCTCCTCCGTGGTAGTGCTTGCCCGTGGCGTCCCCCGCGTCACGGGCTTTTTTAGAGGTTCCGTATGAATAGACTGATTGCTGGTGAGATCGTCGATATTCGGGATGCCTCGGTGCCGTATGTGTACCACGAGTATCCGAAATGGGTAACGCTTGCCGATGGTTCCCAACTCATCGTGCATGATTCCGATGAGGAATATGCGGCAATTGGTGAAGAGGCAGACGTTCAGGTCGCTTCTGAGAATTTGCTCGAGGCTCTTCGTGAAGAGGCAAAAGCCTTGGGCCTGAACCCACATCACCGCGCCGGCGTTGAAAAGCTGCGCGAGATGATCGAGGGCGCCAAGAATGCGTAAATACTTCGACGTCGTCTTCTTCACGACTAGCATCCCAGCGGTTGGGGCGAAGGTCTTCGTGACGAATAGCCAAGGGAATCTTGCCACGCTGTATTCGGACAATGGCGTTACCCAGGCTCCAAACCCGCTGACAACTGATGCGGCGGGGATGTATGCGTTCTATGTGGCGGACGGTAATTACACGCTCACGTACCAGATCAACGGATATACGCTTCGGACGTTGACCGACGTTCAGATTTATGACGAAAGCGTAATCCCAGGGTCTACCCAAATCACCGATCAGATCGCAAATGGCACAGCGACAGATGCAGGAACGCTGACGGGAGCCGAAACAATCCCAATGTCGCGTGGGAATGGTCTCTTGCAATCTTCGCTGACGAAGATTGGTCAATGGGTCACGCAGACCTATCAGTCATTCACGCAAGTCGGAACTGGAGCTATCGCTCGAACGCTGCTGGCGAAAGTTCGCGATTTTGCGCCGAATCTGCTGGATTTCAACGGATCGACAGGAGCATCCGACAATAGCGCGGCACTCACAAACCTGATCAACACCGGTCGCACAACGCAGATCATTGAAGGGAATTGGAACGTTGCAACCGGCGTAGTGACTGCCTCGCAACCAATTCGCTTGCGAGGCGCTTCGCAAGGCGGAACGAGCCTCAAGCAAACTTCTGCCACAGTGCCGACGATATTGTCCACAACTGGCACATCCGGATCTGTTGTACGTCATCTGACGCTTGATGTCACGGCTAATGGCGCGTCCGCGAACGGCTTTCCGTTGAACTACACGGATGTGAATGATTCGTTGGTGGAAAACGTCACGATCAACGGCTTGACCGGGCAAGGATCAGGGTTCTTCGCATCGACGTTGAGCAATCCGTACATGAACAACGTGCGGTTCCACCAATTGAAGGTCGTAGGCAATCTAGCAAATGCTACGAACACTAACGGTGCGTTGATGGTCGGCGCGCAGTACTCGATGATGCGCGGCATTTACGCAGACAGTATTCACGACTTCGCGATCGAGTACAAGAATCAATGCCAGTACTCGTTGATGTCAGATATTATCGTCAACAATTCGGCCGCAGCGCTCGAAGTCGCGAGTATTGGTGCACAGGCGCAAACGTCGTGCGTGTTCACGAACATCATCGCGAAGGACTGCTCGTATGTGCTCGGCATGGGGAAAGCCACGTACAACGCTTTCAGCAATGCGGTTTGCGCGATTCAGAATCCATTCACTGGCGGCGTGAACAAAGGCGTCATCACGATTGCCGGTGCTGACTACAACGCATTTCGCGGCTTCCTTTTCACGGGTAGTTTCGCTTTGCCGGTGCAACATGCGGCTAAGTACAACTATACGGATGG